TAAATGTAATTATCATATTATTGCAAACTCATCATTTTCTTGGTGGGGTGCTTGGTTAGCAAATAGTCAACAAGTTATTGCACCAAGTAATTGGTTTGCTGATAGTTGTGCACACAAATCTGTTAAGGATATGAAATTTGGAAAGTGGATGTGGTTATGAAAGTATTAGTTACAGGACATCTTGGTTTTATAGGAAGTCATGTTTATGAATATCTTCTATCACAAGGATATGAAGTTGACGGATATGATATTCCATATGATATAGGTAATTTTAAGACAAATAAAAAATATGATGTAGTGATACATCTAGCAGCAAATGCTGCGATACGTGAGGCAATTGAGAATCCTGATTTGTTTTGGGAGAATAATGTTGTAAAATCTAAACCAATATTTGATTATTGTAGAGATAATAATGTAAGATGTTTGTATGCAAGTTCTGCATCTGTGTATGAATGGTGGATAAATGCTTATGCAATATCTAAAAAAGTAAATGAGATACAAGCACCACCGAATAGTGTGGGTATGAGATTTTTTAATGTGTGGGCAGAAAAGGTAAGTCGTTCAGATATGTTATATCGTATGCTTGAGGAAAAAACTGCAACTTATTTGACAAGACACAAGAGAGATTGGATTCATGTTAATGATATTGTATCTGCCATTGCAACTTTGATTCCTAGCAGTTATACTGGAATATTAGACGTTGGTACAGGAAATCCTGTATCAGTAATTGACCTTGCAACTAAAATGGGAATGAGTCATTTACCTATTAAAGAAGATACACCAGGTGAAAGAGATATTACCTGTGCTGATGTATCACAATTAATGAGTCTTGGATGGACTCCTACAATTAATATTCTTGACTAACATGAAATTAATAGCACATAGAGGTAATATTAAAGGTCCAAATCCTGAATTGGAAAATAATCCATCATACATTGATGAAGCCATAAAGTTAAAATATGATGTTGAGATTGATGCTAGATATGATCCGATAACTCAAGTATTTTGGTTGGGTCATGATGAACCACAACATAAAGTTAGTTGGAAATGGATGGCTAATCGTCATTCTAATATATGGATACATTGTAAAGATATAACTACTTTAGAGGAATTTACAAAATATAAACATTCTGGTTACCAATATTTTTGGCATCAAGAAGATGATTATACATTGACTAGCAATAATTATATTTGGACTTATCCTGGAAAACCATACTCATCTAAATCAATACTTGTCATGCCTGAATGGAATATGAAAATATCTAATTTAGTTGATTTAAAAGTATTTGATTGTTATGGAATTTGTTCAGACTATGTGGAGGTTATTTCATGAAAGTTGCAATTACGTTTATTGGAACTAATAAATATCTTGACTTCTTACCAAGATATTATGAAAATATTAAAGAGTATTTTTTACCAGACACCGAAAAAATTTTTCTGGTATTCACGGATGGTGATGGGGATTTCCCTGATGATGTCAAAGTCTTTGAGCAAGAGCATCTTGAGTGGCCTTATATTACCCTTAAAAGATTTGAGATACTCAACAAAGCAAGAGAAGAAATAAAAGATTGTGATTATCTAGTATTCATTGATGCTGATGCATTGGTTGTAGATAAAATAACAGAAGAAGAATTTTTTAATGATAAACCTTTGTTTGGTGTTCATCATCCATGTCATTTTTTAAAGATGAAACCTCACGATAAATATCCAGGTTCTTGGGATCAAAATAAAAAATCTTTAGCATATGTTGATACTGTTAAAGAACAACCACAGATATATTATCAAGGATGTTTTTGGGGTGGACAAGTTCCAGAGGTGTGTGCTATGATAGATGAGTTAGAGATGAGAACTAATAAAGATTTAGAAAAAAATGTGGTTGCATTATGGCATGATGAAAGTCATATTAATAGATTTTTTCTTGATAATCTTGATATGGTTCATACATTTGGATCCGAATACGCTTATCCTGAATGTTTTTCAGAGATGTGTTCTTTCGAACCTAAAATAGTACATCTTTCAAAAAATAATAGCAAATATCATTGTTGACATGGAAAAAACAAAGGATGATTACACTGAAATGCAGAGATCATTTTATGATAATACTGCTCATAAAATGAATATTGATAATCATAATCATCATAATAGCAATCCATTTTATTGGACACATTTACTTTCACCTTTTGTTGAGGGTGATTGGAGTGGAAAGAAAGCAATTGATTTTGGATGTGGATGTGGAAGAAATGTCATTAATGTGCTTGATACATATGATGTAGGTGAAATGCATGGATGCGATATTTCAAAATCTAATATTGAATTTTGTGAAAAAAATCTATCTAACACCAAGCATAAAAATTATAAATTTTTTGTTACGGATGGGCAGAGTTTAAATCCTTGTAAGAGTGAAGAATATGATGCCATAATATCGACAATTGTTCTTCAACATATTTGCGTATATGAAATTAGAAAAAATATTCTCACTGATATGTACAGGTGCTTGAATGATGGTGGAGTGGTTTGTTTCCAAATGGGATACGGTGATGGTCATCATAGTGCTAGAGACTATTATGAGAATTACTATGAAGCAGAAGGAACAAATAGTAAGTTTGATGTCAGAGTAGATGATCCTCAACAAATTATCAAAGATTTAGAAGAAATTGGATTTGTTGATATTGAATATGATATTGTAAAATCTTATTATGATTTTCATAATCAATGGATTTTTTTAAAAGCTAAAAAATTAAGTAAAAAGTTGATCAAATGAAAGTAGCAATTTTATTAGGTGGGTTATTACGGGGAAATGATAGAACATGGCAATGTATAAAAAAACTATCTGAACATCTTAATGCAAAAATTTATGTATCAAGTGATGAGAGATGGGAAAATATGCCATTTAAATTTTCTTGGATAGAAACTCCTGTACCTCAAAAAAATATATTTTCTGAAGAATCTTGGTATTTAAATAGGCATAAAAAAGCTGATTATCATCAATGGAGGCATTTAAATAGTTGTTACAATTTTATTAAAAATGACTTGACAAATGATGATATTATCATTAAACTCAGGAACGATCTTGTTTTTGATATTTTTGATGTTTATAACGTCCCTAATTCTGTGGTTTGTCCAGAAAAAGAATTTCATAATTCACAAAATTTTGATAAAAATTCCGTATGTAACGATCAAATACTTTTTATGAATAAAGAAGTTGCAAATGTATATTTTAATTTAATATATGATAAAAATTTTGATCCTGAAAAAATTATTAATCATCCCATGGGTCCTATTGAATTAAAAAATGTTGGCATTGAATCTGTAATAAGAGAACATTTAAGAAATAATAATATTGATATAAAAACTTTTAAATTAAACTATTATAAATCATTATGAAGCAAAATATTATTACTAAGTTAGTAATCTTCGATTTAGATGGTGTATTGATTGATAGTAAAGATCATCACTATGAAGCACTGAATCAGGCTTTAGGTGAAGAATATGCAATTACTAGAGAAGAACATGTTAGTACCTATGATGGTCTTCCTACTACAGCAAAATTAAAACTACTGAGTGAGAATAAAGGTCTTCCTACAGATAAATATGAGGAGATCTGGAAATCAAAGCAAGAGAATACACTTCACATCTTTAAGACAAAAGTTGATAAAGATTATGAGTTGATGGGATATTTCCAGCAACTTGTAGATAAAGGGTATAAGATTGCTGTGGCATCTAATAGTATTAGAAACACTGTAAAGATTATTCTTTTGCGTCTAGGACTTCTTGAGTTTGTTGACATGTATGTGTCTAATGAAGATGTAGTTAGGAATAAACCATTTCCTGCTATGTATTGGAAATGTATGACTGCTCTTGGTGCTATACCTGATAATACTGTTATTTTAGAAGACAGTCATATTGGTAGACAAGGTGCTTTAGATAGTAAGTGTCATCTAGTGGTCGTTAATAATAGAAATGACCTTAATCAAACAAAAATAGATAGAATACAATCTATCCTTAATTGCCCTAAAGTAAAAAAAATTGCGTGGAGATCTGAAAAAATGAATGTTCTTGTTCCTATGGCTGGTGCTGGCAGTAGATTTGCCAAAGTTGGATATAGTTTTCCAAAACCTTTGATTGAAGTTAAAGGAAAACCAATGATTCAAGTTGTAGTCGAAGCTTTAAATGTTGAGGCAAAATTTACCTATGTAGTTCAAAAGTCTCATTATGAAAAGTATAATCTTCAATATCTTTTAAATTTATTGACACCTAATTGTAATATTGTTCAAGTTGATGGTATTACTGAGGGTGCTGCTTGCACTACACTTTTAGCTAAACAATTTATTGATAATGATGATTCTCTAATAATCACTAATTCTGATCAACTAATTCTTTGGGATTCTAACGCAACTCTCTATGCTTTTAATAATGATGACGCAGATGGGGGTATTATTACTTTTCCTGCAACTCATCCTAAATGGTCTTTTGCAAAGTTAGGTGAAGATGGTTATGTATCCGAAGTTGCTGAGAAGAAACCCATTTCATCACATGCAACTGCAGGAATTTATTACTGGAAACATGGTAGTGACTATGTTAAGTATGCTGAACAAATGATCGAAAAGGATATTAGGGTTAATAATGAATATTATGTTTGCCCTGTTTATAATGAAGCAATTAAAGATAATAAAAAGATTCGTATTAAAGAAATTAAAACTTCTGATATGTGGGGATTGGGAACACCAGAAGATTTGAATTATTTTTTGGAAAATTATGAAGGAAACATTTGACCAAATACGATTGGTTATTTTTGATGTAGATGGAGTTCTTGTTAATAGCAGGAATATCCATTTTCCTGCAACTAGTTTTGCATTATCTGATTATGGATATACTTATACTAGGGAAGAAGATGAGATGTTTGGTACAATACCAACTAGAGAAAAACTAAATTTATTAGCACAAAGGGGGTGTATTCAATTAAAAGATATTGATGGTATATGGAATCTTAAAGATGATTATGCATGTAAATTGTTTGATGAATCAATTTTGGTTAACAGAAATATTAAAAAACTTTTTGAATTTATAAAAAAAAATAATATTTTTATTGCTTTAGGATCTAATGCTAGATATAGTTTTTTAGAAAAAGTCATAGACAGACTTGAAATATCTGGTTTAGTAGATTATATTGCTAGTGCTCAAGGTATGAAACCAAAACCAGATCCTTACATGTATATAAGTGCTATGAAAAAGTTTAATGTTTCTCCCAAACAAACTTTGATATTTGAAGATAGTGAGATTGGAAAACAAGCAGCTTATGGTAGTAAAGCTAATGTATATGAAGTTGGTTCTTATGATGAATTGTCTTTAAAATCTTTAAGCGGATGTTTAAATACTGTTTTATCGTATTAAAAATTAAAGGTATAGACAAATTATAATAAATGAGTTAAAATGTAAAAGAATTAAATAATATGATTTTTAGAGAGTAAAGATGAAAATTGCTGCAATTATGAGTAGTGGAGGTTTGAATCAAGGTAATAATTTTATTAACTTTGGTGGACAAACTGTTGTTGAAAGACTAAATCCAGATTCTAATATAGAATACTTTGAGTTTTATGATTCATGTTTACCTCAATGGAAAACTAGAGAAATTTTTACCAAATCTACAATCAATTACATTAAATCAAATTTTGATTTGATTTATATGTTTCAAGGATCTGGTGGTAGTCCAATGATTAGGGACTATGTGTTTAAACCTATTAATGAAATTGGACTCCCTATTATTATTTTAGGTCTTGGATGTGGTGGAACATATGATCAGGGTGAAATTCAAGCAATAAATGATATTCATAATCTTAGCAACGTTAAAAAATTAATTACTAGAGATGCTAAATCTTATGGATTTTTAAAAGATAATACGAAGGCATACTCTGGAATTGATCTTGCATTTTTTGCTAGAGATACCATTAAACCTAGAAAAGAAGGTGGTGGTGAAAATTATGCGGTTGTTAATTATGAACCACATGGATTGCCAACTGAATTGAATGGTGCTTATGATCTTAAACAACAATTAGAGCAACATTATGATAAGGTATATATTGTAGAAAATAATGTTAACCCATCAAATAGGTCTATTGATAATTTTGTACAGATAGGATATGCAAGGGAGTTGTGGAATTTCTATGCAAACGCTTCTTATGTGATAACTACAAGAGTACATAGTGCTATTTGCTGTGTGACTAGTGGAGTTAAGTTTACTTATCTTGGGTCTGATAGTGGAGGAAAGAAGGGAAGAAATTGTTTGTTTAATGAAATAGGACTCACTTTACAGACGGGAGAGGAGTTTGATGGAAAAGAATATTTGGAAAATATTGATAAAGCAAAAGAAAACTATATACAAAATATTGAGGTGTTTTTAAATGAGGAATGATATAGTTTTATATACTCACAATCCTCTTGGAATGAGACATTTAAAACTTTCAGTAGAGTCTCTTCTTCAGGGTCAATCGGAAAGTTTTCATTGGAATACTTTGTATCTTTATAATGCAGGTTCTAAAAATTCTACTGATGAAATAATTAATTATCTCCAAGGTGTAGAGCAAATTAATTTTTCTTGTGATTATTTGAGGGTTATTGAATGGGATCCCAATACAAAGAAAACATTAGCTCAGGATTTATATAATATATTTTCTTCTTATAATGAGGTAGGGGAAAGAAATAATGTTCTTCTCTTAAAACCTGATTATTGTTTATCACATACTTTTCATAAGGAAATCCAAAAGTATCAAAATGGGTTTCCATTCATGTGGTCACTACCTGTTTATAGTAGTAAAGAATGGTTGGATAATAATGAAATAAAATCTTTTCTTTCATCTCAAGGAGAGTTTGTTGATGAAAATGATTTTATTTACTGTAGAGTAAAAGAAGATGGTAGTGAGACTGGAAATCCTTTTGATGAAACAAAACCAGAAATAAAGTATGTTGGATGTAAAGTTTCTTTAGATTATAATGTACATTACTTTAATAGTATTTCTTCCGAATTTTTATATCGTGGAGTAAAGGATTGTACATGGGGAGGAGTTGCAAACTGTTTTATTGAAATGAAAGCATCTGGTGTCCCTTTTATTAGAAACTTTAATTCATATGCATTGCATGTTTATCATGAGGTTTTTACTAAAAATAATAAATCAGATAGATTAGATGCTCGTAAAATAATTGAGGGTCAGAGGTACTAATGTTTGTTATTCCATGTAAATATACTTCTAAAAGTCCAATCATAGAATGTGTTAAGAGTATTCGTAGGCATTATCCGAATGATTTGATTGTAGTGGTTGACTCTGATTCTGACGACAAAAGTTACTTTGAAGAAGTGGGAAAATATGATGCGATTGTTGAAGACGTATCAAATAAAAATTTTGTAAATGGAGCATTATGGCATTGTTTTAAAAAATATAAAGATCAACAATTTTTTTATGTAATTCAAGATAGTATGAAAGTCAAAATGAATTTTGATTATGTAGAGGATAGAGATTTTACTTGTATTGCATCTTTTCCTAATACTTGTTGGGCAGAAAATTTTGAAGGTGGTGGTCTAAAACATAGAAGACTTGCAAAGGAATTGATATCAAAAACAGATTATAATTACCTTGAATCTGATGTAGATTGGCATCCTGTATTTGGCAATTCGGTATTCATATCTAGAACTCTTCTTGAAAGACTCTATAAAAAAGGTTATGATAAATGTTTAGGAACTAATAAACAGGGAGAAGAATCTACAGAAAGAATTTGGGGTATGGTATTATATCAGGAAGGAATTGATGTAAAAAGTTCATGCATCATGGATACTCCTATCCATACAAAACCCAATCCTATAATTAGTAAAACTTGGTTGTATAGAACATAACAATGGATAGAAACAAAGCAGTATTTAAATTAAAAGGTCTTCCACCCATATATTATATCAATCTTGATGGACAACCAGAAAGAAAGGTATATATGGAGGCGCAGTTTAAGTATTGGGAGATAGAAAACTATACTAGAGTCTCAGCACATGATGGTCGTGAAGATGATCTTGGTGATATTCTTAAGGGAAGGTATCCAGATAATATGTTATCGGGTGAAGTTGGATGCACTACTTCTCATCTGAAAGCGATAAAATTATTTTTAGAAGAGTCTGATGATCCTTGTGCACTCATCATGGAGGATGATTGTAGTTTAGATCCAGTATCTTGTTGGGGATTTACATGGAAAGACTTTTATGCAAAGATTCCATATGATTATGATGTCATTCAGTTAGCCATAATAAATCCAGCAGAGGTTCATATGAGACTTCATCGAAGATTCGTAAATGATTTCTCAACTGCTTGTTATTTGATTACAAGACATCATGCAGAGAAACTCGTCAGACTGCATTGTCGTGGTGATAAGTATAAGATTGATCAGGGAGTTAAACCGAGAGCAGTTGCAGATGATTTAATCTATAATTCAGGAAATACATTTTCCATGCCTCTCCTCCTGTATAGATTACAGATGGGATCTTCAATTCATAAAGATCATGTAGAGGTATTTCATAGATCAAGTCACGAAGGTTTAAATAATTTTTGGATTAAGGAAGCAAGTCAAATTTCAGATTGGAATGTATATTTTGATTATGATCCATACTTTGGCACTCTTCCGCCAGGTTGGGAAGGTAAATGATAAGGAAAAATTATAACAATTATTAACATAAATTAAGTCTATTAGCATTTTAAGACGGGGATCAAGGGGTTTATGTTAAGTTTCTTGACAAAATTTTATATTTACTATATAATTATGTTA